TACTTCTTTTGCTTGTTCTTTATAATGATGATAATCGCCGTTGCTATTAATAACGTGTACACCATTAGCACCGTCAGTGACAACAAGCCACGTCCAATTATATCTTACAGCCATCTTTGTTGCTAATGAAACAGAGAAATTACCAAACCAACCTTGAAATTCTTTCATATTTGGTTTAACTAGATATGCACCTTCGTATGTTTCGGGCGACTGTTTAGGATCTATATAAACTTTTTTTGATTTTATTAATGCACGGTTAACAACATCACGATTTACTATTCCTTTATTATAATCGCTTATAACAATAACATCTTCATCCGTGATATTATTAAAGTAAAAATTTTCAACATTACCTTCATATTTAGATTCAATATCCCATCTACAAATATGTTGTCCTCCTTGTCCTACAAGTCTTGTTTTTGTAGTAGTCATTGGAGAATCTTTTTGTATAAAACATTGTATATTGGTTTGTGATAAATGTTTCATTAACTCAGCACCATCGCTGTCAAAACCTACTGCACCATACAATGAAATATTAGGTTCTAAATTATGTAAGTTAAGGGCCAAATTTGCGGCACCTCCGGGAGAACTTTCAACTCCTGATTGTTTAAGAACCGGAACAGGTGCTTCAGGACTAATCCTATCAGCATTGCCGTAGATCCACCTATCCAACATTATGTCACCGATTATTTTAATCATATTAGTATTATACTAGATATTGTTTACAATATCAACCACTGTTTTTAGTTTAATCTGATTAGTTTTGTTTTGAAGTGTATTACGCAAACCTACGTGTAGTGGTTTAGGATACGAATCGCTTGTACACCAAGCGTATCCACTGTGTTCTTCGTTTAGTTTTGGAATAAATTCGTTTTCTACTACTGCAATATATGTATGAAAAAAGAATTTTTCATCATTTGACGTATATAATTCTAAAGGGATTACTTTTTTAATTGCTGGAGTTTTTCCAATTTCTTCATCTATTTCTCGCAATAATGAATTCCAAGGTGTCTCTCCTTTTTCAGCCATACCGCCAACCAATCCCCATTGGCCTGCTGTTTTGTGCTTTGTTCTTTGTAAGTATAAAAATCGTTGGGTATCTAATGCAAAGAATAATGCACCTGAACAAATTATATCTTCTTTTATAGTACTAGTCGCCATTTTTCTGCTTCGTATTCACCTTCAAAACTTTTGGTCCATTGACCATTATCGTATTTGTATTGAACTCCTGTATATGTATTAGTTATATAAACAGGCGATGGTGACTGAGCAGAATCGGATCCGCTATCGTGTCCGGAAGCATCAAAAATAATATTCCATTTAGTACCGTCCCAAGAAATAATATCGTTAACACTAGCACTAAACAAACTACCGTCGGCATTTTGCCAAGCGTTCATATTAGCATCACTACTATCATTTTTGAGGGTTGGATGAATATCATTTAAAATTAAATATTTTTTGCCAGCCACTAAATTATCTGTGGTTGGATTAAATTTTAATGGATCAATAATAGCATCAACTGATGATGATGTATTTCCGGGCAATGTATCAGGATCTATGTTTAATACCATTTGTGTTTCGTCTGTTGGATTTAGACTACACGTAGCAACAATTTCATTACCGTCCGACTTCATTAATCTTATTGTTGTTATTCCTGATCTAAATTTACCTGGGTACAAGTCTAATAACTTAAACCAACTAATTGGAGTACCTGTTCTAATAAATTCTTCCCCTTTGGTACCTTGGTTTTCTATAAGTCCTTCACTACCTGCAAGTAATTTTGCTGTGTTGTTTAAAACTAATAGATCATAATTTCCAGGCGAAACTGTGACAGTGCCTAGATTTTTTTCTTCGTTAATTATTCCATCTGCGATGCTTCCTGTTTCATCAAAAACACTCATAATTATTTTTTCAATTACTCCTAATTTTTTAACTTTCGCAGGAGGAGTAATCCATATAGGCATTGTGAATGTCAATTCGCCCACATCTATTTCTGTATCAATACCTTGTGGAATAGAACGTGTTGAAAATGTTGTTCCTGTTAATTCAATTAGACTTAAACTAGTCCAATCAACATAATTGTTTGTTGTTTGAATTTCTAAACTTGGGTTAAACAATACTAATATCTGTTCCATAATTTGTAATTTTTGATCTGTATTAGTTGACCAGATATCTGTTTTCATTTGCAAATTAAATGGTACAGGCATAACTCTTTCTACGGTATAACCAGGACCTTGTTGGTCGGTATATGTCTGTGTATTAGTATCAAATTCTCTTTCTCTTAAATGAACCTTGCTTACGTGTGACGGACTTTGCACTCTGTCTCTAGCATAATCAAGTCCTGTGATATATGCGGCAATTCGCGGTGCACTTATAACTTTGTTTTCAGAGTTATCTCTAATAATCATAGCAACTTGTCTTGTTAAGTTACCATAACTTACAGGTACTTTTCGAAGCGTACCCGCTCCATCCTTGTAACTAAAGTTACTCATAGCACGAATAAACTGTGTTACAAATCTTCTAATCTGTCCATCATAAAAATGTTGCATTAATTGTCCGCCTTAGGTTTAAGTGCTTCTGATAAACTCTGTCTTTCTTCAACTGTTTTTCCGCCAATTTGATTTGTGTTTGTATTGTTAACAAATCCAGCAACATATGAAGGTGCATTTTCAGTAAGTTCTACTCTTACACCGTCCTCAATTTTAACCCAACGTGTACCATCGTATCTAAATAATCGATTAGGCAAGTAATCAGTTCTTAAATGATATGATCCTTCACTTACTCCACTTGGGAAACTAGCACCAAATGTATACGGTGCACCATTAGGTGGTATCGTGCCGCGTCCACCATATGCGATATAGTAATCACCACTTGGTGTTTGTAGCGTACCGTTTGGTTTTAAATTAACAGCACCTTCGCTATCTGTAGGCACAACAAAAAATTGATTTGTATCGTATCCTGATTTAGGTGCATCTTCTTCTGCTTGATCAATTATTGCTTGATTAATTTGCATTTCTTTTTCATATGTAGAAAGCACGTCTCTAATTGTTGACCCAGTTCCTTCACCGCTATCTTTATCAAAAATTTCTTTAAATTCTTGGCTATCTAATATTGGTTTACATTTTGCTCTAAGCAAATGCGGATACCAAGTTTGACTAAATCCTTCAGCACTTCTGGTTACATCTTCTACTACATAAAATCGTTTTAATGCTACTTGAAAATCATTAAGTGCATTTTCGTCTTTAAGATGTGGTAGTTCTAATACGTCACCACTCATTAACTTTCTTCCTAATAGTTCAACTGAATGGTTTAAAGGAAATGTTATAAACACTGTATCGTTTTGTAAGAACATTCCAAATTGTGAAAGATCAAAATCAATATCTTGCACATTATAGATGCCTCTAACAGTATAAACATCCTCAGAGTATCTTCTATCTCTATTTTCTAAGAATAATAAATCTTGTATTTTTGTTTCAGGAATATCATTTTGACCAGCAGGCTGTGTAGGCGTAGAGTTTGCTTGGCCTGGATCAACAGGTCCAAGATATTTGTGTACAAATACATCAGTTCCACCTACTTGAAACGTCTCTGTAATGTTACGATCTAAAAAGCGGTAATCCGCTGATTTTTCTGGTTTATATAATGATAGTCTCGGCATAACAAATGTATTTATTGAATGAGCAATCATATAAATACTTGTATGAACGACTTAGAATCTACTAAACAAAAGGTGTTTAACTATGTACGTGCTATGCTTGGCGATGGCATGATTGACGTTGAATTAGACCCTAATCATTACGAAGTAGCACTAGAAAAAGCACTGGGTAAATTAAAACAGCGAAGTGAAAATGCTGTTGAAGAATCTTATGCGACACTAGAGTTACAACAAGACACAAACGACTATATTCTTCCAAACGAAGTTATGGAAGTAAGAGAAGTTTTTCGTCGAAGCATTGGTTCACGAACAGGTGGTGGAGATGGCGGAACAATATTTGAACCATTTAATCTTGCCTATACCAACACATACTTGTTAAGTTCCACACAAATGGGCGGACTTGCAACCTACTATGCTTTTGCAGGTTATCAAGAACTTGTAGGAAAAATGTTTGGTAGTTTTATTAACTTTAAATTTGAACCCGTTAGTAAAAAATTAACAATTATGCAAAGACCTCGAGGTACTGAACAAGTGTTATTACAATTATATAACATTAGACCCGATGTTGCTTTGTTA